CCAAAAAAATGCCCCGCGGGGACTTTTGGAGGAAACTTTTTGCCCCGCAGAACCCGCTCGGAACTCACTAGGAGTACATGCAATGGGTAACCAGAAGGTGATGCAGGCGGTCATAACCTCCCGCACCGCCCCGGTAAGTAACCAGGAATCGATCCAGCTCTGTCTGTTCGACTCCACCGGGAGTCCTCTGACTGTCGGCAAGCAGGTGGCGGCTCAGGCAGACGTCGCCGCTCTCACGCAGGCCGCAATCACCGGCGGCGAGCCCCCGACCGAAGCCGAGTTCAACGCTCTGCGTGCCGATCACGCGGCGACAAGGACGGTTCTCAACTCACTGTTGGCCAAGATGCGAACGGCCGGCATCCTCGCTCCGTAACGAGCCCTGAAAGGAGGGGTGGCTGTGCCTCGACGCGTTTCGGAGCCGAGGGAAGAACCGACGCAGCGTCGGCCGGCCACCTCTCCTCATGCCCGAGAAAACCAGATGGTCAATCTCGCCGAACACTTGGCCGAGCAACAGCTTCGTGATGGTACAGCATCGTCTCAGGTGATTACCCATTACTTGAAGCTTGCTACTGAGCGTGAACGGCTTGAGGTTCAACGTCTGCGGCACGAAAATGAGCTTCTGCAAGCCAAGGTGGATTCGTTTGCCTCGGCAAAGCGAACCGAAGAGCTCTACGAGAGCGCCTTGAATGCCATGCGTGCGTATCAAGGTCAGCCTCCAATGGAGATGCTTGATGACTACAATGATTAGGACGTATACTGAACTAAAGCGATTGACGACGTTCGAAGAACGGTTCCGTTACCTCAGTCTTTCGGGACGAGTCGGAGACCGAACGTTCGGACCCGATCGTTATCTGAATCAGATGTTCTACACATCTCGAGAATGGCGTCAGCTTCGCTATCGTATCATTGCTCGAGACAACGGATGCGATCTGGGATTCCCAGGGTTCGATATCTACAAGGGATTGTACATCCATCATATGAATCCGATGGCCGTACGTGACATTGTCGAAGGAAACCTCGACATTCTCGAACCAGAATTCCTGATTTGCGTCTCGCAAACGACCCATAACGCCATCCACTATGGAGATCGACAATTTACCCCGCGGGTACTTGTCGAACGTAGGCCTGGCGATACCAAGTTATGGGGTAACAAAGGAGGAGAGAAATGACCGACGAGAACGCGCAGCCCGAGCAGGACCAGGTCCCGCAGGATTCGGCTCCGGTCGACGGCACCGTCTCGACCAACAACCCCCACCCCGTCGACGAGGACCCCGAGGAGCACGTCGGCGACGAGCAGCCGGATCCCTGGTCGCAGGACGCTGTCGGCAGCTGGCGCCCTCAGCACGAGGACGTCGAGCAGCCGACCGAGGCGCCGCAGGAGCAGAATCCGGAGGAGAACGCCTGATGTGGAATGTCGTTCCTTGCCTGAAGGAGGGCCGGGACCAGCTCGATCACGCCTACCCCAATCGCGAGCATGGGGCTGAGGGTTTCGTCGGTGATCTCGCCCACCAGGGCAGCGCCTCGAGCCACAATCCCGACGAATCCGGCCGTCCGGAGTTCAGCGATCACGATGGCAAGGACGAAGTTCGTGCCTGGGATGCCGACAAGGATCTGAACTCAGCCAACGGTCTGACCATGGAGGACGAGGTTCAGCGCCTCATCCAGGGTCTCCGCAACGGCAAGTTCTGGTGGATCCGGTACGTCATCTACCGGGGTCGGATCTGGCACCGTCGGGACAACTTCGTCACGCGCGTGTACACGGGCACGAACAAGCACGACGATCACGTCCACTTCAACAGCGACTTCACCCAGTCGGCCGACGGTGCCACGGGTACGAACTGGGAGTGGGCGTCGACGTCAACCCCCGCCAACCCGTCCACGCCGCCGGCGGACAACCACGTCCTTCGACAGGGCGCCAAGGGTGACGAGGTCCGGTGGGTTCAGCAGTTCCTGCGTGAGGTCTTTCCGGCCTACCGCAGCAACGTGTCCGTCAAGCGCGGTCAGCTGATCTCGGTGGACGGTGACTTCGGCCCCCAGACCACGGCTTGGGTCAAGGAGTTCCAGCGTCGTACCAAGGTCGGCGTCGACGGCGAAGTCGGTCCCATCACTCGCGGCCAGCTGCGCCGCTTCGGCTACAAGCACTAGGAGGTGATCCCACGTGGCCGCCAGCATTCTCAACGATGTCAAGAAGATGTGTAACATTGCCGCCGATGACACATCGTTCGACATCGATGTCATCATCCATACGAATTCAGCATTCTCGACGCTGACTCAGTTGGGTTTGGGCCCCGAGAGCGGGTTCATGATCGAGAATTCTGCGGCCACGTGGGACGCTTTCATCGGCAACAACCCCAAGCTCAACATGGTGAAGTCCTACGTCTATCTCAAAGTCCGTACGATCTTTGATCCGCCTCAGACTTCGTATCAGATCGAGGCTATGAACAAGCAGATCGAGGAGCTCGAGGTCCGGCTCAACATCGAGCGTGAGTCGGTACAGTGGATGAATCCATTCGATACCGTACCAACCGAACTTCCAACCATCCTCGATGGCGGCGCGCCGTAGACAGGAGGTGCATCTGTGTCTGTATCCGAATTCACCTTCAAACTTCGGCGAGGCCCGGCCGCTGAATGGACTACTGACAATCCGATTCTGTTGGCCGGTGAGCCCGGCGTCGAGATCGATACCGGTAAGTTCAAAATGGGAGATGGCGTCCATTCCTGGACGGGTCTTCCCTACTTCATCGATGACGTCAGAATCGCTGCGCAGATCCAAACGGCTCTCGAGGATGCTGTTCTCGAAGGAGTACAGGGACCACCGGGTCCTGCAGGCCCTACGGGACCGACTGGACCGACTGGACCCACAGGCGCGACCGGAGCCACCGGTGCTACAGGGCCCACAGGCGCTACCGGTCCGACGGGTCCGAAAGGCGATCCTGGAGATACCGGACCCACGGGTGCCACCGGCGCTACAGGGTCCACAGGCGCTACCGGTGCAACGGGTCCTGCTGGAGCCGACGGTGACGATGGCGCTTCAGCGTACGAGGTAGCAGTCGCCAATGGATTCGTCGGGAATCAAGCCGCCTGGCTCGCTTCGCTTGTGGGCGCTACCGGAGCGACTGGAGCCACGGGCGCTCAAGGTCCTGCAGGTGATACTGGCCCAACCGGTGCTACGGGTGCAACAGGAGCTACTGGCGCAACCGGCCCTAAGGGAGACCCTGGCGATCTCAACCGAGTCACCCAAGTCCTGACCGACGGAGCTACAATCGCCACCGACTGCACCACCGGAAATCGATTCCGAGTGACACTTGGTGGTAACCGGACGCTGTCGAATCCGACTGGTATGACCGATGGTCAGTCTGTGATCTGGGAAATCATCCAGGACGGAACGGGCGGGCGAACGATCACACTTGGTAGTAAGTTTGCCTTTGGATCCGACATCACAGCCGTTCTTCTGTCGACCGGAGCCGGAAAACATGATTTTATGGGCGCCGTCTACAACGCCACTGCCGATAAGTGGTACGTCTTGGCGTTCACCAAGGGGTACTAATGGCGACGCGTCGGAATCTGTGTCCCAATCCCTCGTGCAAGAACAACGCCACAGGTTGGGGCGGAAACTCGACCATGGCTCGGGGAACGGGGTTCACCGGGACTCCGAGAAGTACAGGAATCTCGTATACCGGTAATGGATATTCGCAGACGCCAACTGGAGTGTGCGTCCCGGGCGACATCTTCACGGTGTCGTTCTATATCAAGAACCGGACGGGTTTCACGTACTCGGCAAGAACCGTGTATGTATCGTACACTCGTTCTTCCGGCGGCGATACGTTCCCGGAAACATTTACCGTTACGCCTGGAGTTGACGGTAATGTGGCTCGAGGTTCTTTCACCACTGCGGCAGCCCCCGCGAATGCCACGGGTATCTATCTGATCATCGATTCGCTTAACGGCACACTCGGGAATGGCTTCGAGATTTCCGCGGTGATGTACGAAAAGGTCGGATCTCTAGGCGACTATTTCGACGGCGATTCTATATTCGCAGTTTGGGATGGAGCCGATGGTAATAGCACCAGCACCTACACTGATCCGGAAGCAGTGAAACCTGGTGCCTTCATACCGTTCTTGTAGGGGAGGAAATGAACGAAGTCGATAAGATCCTCGCCCACTACGGGGTGAAGGGTATGCGGTGGGGAACCCGCAGGGACGCTCCCGCAGCCTCCGAGGACCATGCCCGGACCGCTGAGGCCAAGGCTCGAGCCAAGTCTGACGGTCTCAAGACGCTCAGTAATAAGGAGCTCCAGGATGCGATCAATCGCATGAATCTGGAGCAGCAGTACCAGCGCCTGAATCCGTCCAAGACCAAGAAAGGCTTGCAGTTTGCTGCCGATATTCTGCTGGGAGTCGGCAAACAGCAGTTGATTCGTGTGGTCAGCGACGTCGCCGGTAAGCAGGTCGACAAGGCCATCAAGAAGGGCTAGAGAGGAGGTTGGCAATGGTCCTGTCAAACACCGCAACACCGATTTATTACGGTCGGTTTCGCGATGCCGTGATTCGAGGCGATATTCCGGTGAACCGGGAAATCACCATGGAAATGAATCGCATTGACGCGCTCATTGCCAATCCCTCGATCTACTACGATAACAATGCAGTAGAAGGATTTATTCTCTACTGCGAAAATGAGCTCACACTCACTGACGGCAGTGATCTCCATCTGCTCGACACCTTCAAGTTATGGGCTGAACAGATCTTTGGCTGGTACTACTTCGTCGAACGAAGTGTGTATGAGCCAACGCCCGATAATCATGGTGGTCGGTACGTCAATAAGCTGGTGAAGAAACGCCTCACCACGAAGCAATACTTAATCGTGGCTCGAGGCGCTGCAAAGTCGATGTATGCTTCCTGCATTCAAAGCTACTTTTTGAATGTTGATACATCAACGACTCACCAGGTCACGACGGCTCCCACCATGAAGCAGGCCGACGAAGTAGTATCGCCGATTCGAACGGCCATTACACGCGCACGAGGCCCGCTGTTCAAGTTCCTTACCGAAGGCTCTTTGCAAAGCACCATGAATCGGGCGTTGCGGGTGAAGCTCGCTTCGACCAAGAAGGGCATTGAGAACTTCCTCACTGGTTCTCTGCTCGAAGTCCGTCCGATGGCTATCAACAAGCTTCAAGGTCTTCGTCCGAAAGTCTCGACAATCGACGAGTGGTTGTCTGGAGATCTTCGAGAAGATGTTGTTGGTGCTGTTGAACAGGGAGCTTCGAAGCTCGACGATTGGCTGATTGTCGCGATTAGTTCAGAAGGTACGGTCCGTAACGGATCCGGTGATACCATCAAGATGGAACTCGCCGACATCCTGAAGGGAGACTACCTTGCGCCCCATGTTTCGATCTGGCATTACAAGCTGGACGAGTTGGAAGAAGTTGCCAACCCTCGCATGTGGCCTAAAGCGCAGCCGAACCTCGGTAAGACCGTTAGCTACGAAACATATCAGTTGGATGTCGAACGTGCCGAGAAAGCGCCGGCCTCGAGGAACGACATTCTAGCGAAACGTTTCGGTATTCCGATGGAAGGGTATACGTACTTCTTTACTTATGAAGAAACGCGCCCCCATCGCCCTCGAGAATTCTGGGACATGCCGTGCGCCCTTGGCGCTGACTTGTCGCAGGGTGATGACTTCTGTGCCTTTACCTTCTTGTTTCCACTTCGCCGTGGTTATGGTGTAAAGACACGAAGTTATATCACATCGCTAACGCTCATGAAACTTCCGGGCGCCATGCGAGTGAAGTACCAAGAGTTCATCAATGAAGGAAGTCTCCACATCCTCGAAGGCACTACGCTCGACATGATGGAGGTCTACGAGGATCTCGACCGCTTCATTGAAGAGCAACGGTACGATGTTCGAGCTCTTGGATATGACCCGTACAATGCCAAAGAATTTGTGGCTCGGTGGGAAGCCGAGAATGGCCCCTATGGTATTGAGAAGGTTATTCAGGGAGCTCGTACGGAGTCCGTTCCTCTTGGTGAATTGAAGATCTTGAGTGAAGAACGGATGTTGATCTTCGATCAGTTGCTCATGCAGTTCGCTATGGGTAACGCGATCACCCTGGAAGATACCAACGGAAACCGAAAATTGCTCAAACGTCGCCAAGACGAAAAAATCGACAATGTGGCGGCTCTGATGGACGCCTACATCGCATGGAAGGCATTCCGGGAGGCATTCGAATGAGCATTGTGAGGAATCACGTCCTCACCAAGTACAGCCAACTGCGGGTCGGCTAGATCGCGACCGGTCGGGCAAGGGAAGGAGGTTCTATGGGAGTCAAAGACCGGTTGGCGCATGCTTGGAACGCCTTCCTGAATCCCGATTACGACGCCATCAACCGATCATATTCCGACTATTCTGGATATGCTAATAGACCAGATCGCGGTCGGTTTAACGTGACGAATGAACAGTCGATCATCTCTTCCATCTACACTCGTGTAGCTCTGGATGTGGCAGCAATCGATATTCGTCATGTTCGCGTCGACGCTAGTGATCGGTACAAGGAAGATGTCAAGAGTGAACTGAACGAGTGCTTCAAGACGCAAGCGAATCTCGATCAGGCGCCCTTGTCATTCAAGCAGGACATTGTCATGACCCTTTTTGACAAGGGTTGTGCCGCTATTGTTCCGATCGACACCACACTCAACCCCAATGTCACCGGCGGCTACGATATCAACACGATGCGTGTCGGTGAAATCGTTGCATGGTTCCCCAACCATGTTCGAGTGAGTGTCTACAACGAACGTGTGGGTCGTCGAGAAGAGATCACACTCGAGAAAAAGTTCGTGGCGATCGTCGAGAACCCGTTCTATGCAATCATGAACGAGCGGAATTCGACCCTTCAGCGTCTCATCCGTAAGTTGGCGTTGTTGGATGTGGTCGACGAGCAATCGAGTTCTGGAAAGCTGGATCTGATCATTCAGCTCCCTTACGTTGTGAAATCGGAAGCTCGACGTAAGCAGGCTGAACAGCGACGAACTGAAATCGAGTTCCAGCTGAAGAGTAGCAAGTACGGCATTGCCTATGCCGACGGTACCGAGAAGATCACACAGCTGAACAGACCGGCCGAAAACAATCTTCTCAAGACGGTCGAGTATCTCACCAACATGTTGTACGGTCAGCTTGGTCTCACCCCCGAGATCATGAACGGCACCGCTAACGAAGAGGCAATGCTGCACTACTACAACAGCACGGTGGAACCCATCATCCAGGCAATTGTTGAGGCAATGCGTCGCACGTTCCTCACGAAAACGGCCAGGACTCAGGGACAATCCATCGCCTACTTCCGGGACCCATTCAAGCTTGTTCCGATCGGTAAGATTGCCGACATCGCTGACAAGCTCGTGCGCAACACCGTGGCTGCGCCCAACGACATTCGTGTTGTCATTGGCTGGAAGCCGTCTTCGGAGCCGGAAGCCAACAAGCTCCAGAATCCCAACATGCCGGCTCCGCCGTCGGAGACCGCATCTCAACCACCGATACCAGAAGCGGGAGGCAACAGTCAAAATGACAGCAGCTGACTTCAGCGGTTACGTCACCAAGGCTGGCGTCAAGTGCTCCGACGGTAGGACCATCACGCCGCAGGCGTTCGCGCACATGAACGGTGCGACGGTCCCCCTCGTCTGGCAGCACGGCCACGGAAGCGTCGACAATGTCCTCGGTCACGTCAAGCTCGAGGCCCGTCCTGACGGAATCTACGGCTACGGCTACCTGAACGACACGCCGAACGGCAAGCACGCCAAGACCATGGTGCAGCACGGCGACGTTCGCTCGATGTCGATCTTCGCCAACCAGCTCAAGGAGCACGCGAAGCAGGTTCTCCACGGCATCATCCGGGAGGTCAGTCTCGCACTGGCTGGAGCCAACCCGAAGGCCGTGATCGACTACGTCCAGATTCAACACTCGGACGACCCCGAGGACGTCACCGTCTCGACCGATGAGGCTGTGATCAGCATGGCTCTCTCGCTGGAGAAGTCGACCACTGACAAGGTCGAGCACACGGAGACGAGCGACGAGAAGCTCGAGCATGGCATCATGGTCGACGAGGAGGACGGCCCGACCGTTCAGCAGGTCTACGACGCCATGTCTGAGAAGGAGAAGAAGGTTCTCCACTTCATGCTCAGCGAGGCGCTCAAGCAGAAAGCGTCCAGCGGCGCCATGGCGCAGACCGACAGTTCGGACAACACTCTCGAACATCAGGAAGGAAACAACTCGGACATGACCGGCAAGCGGAACGTCTTCGAGCAGCAGGCCGGTCAGGCCGGCAACCAGGGCGACGAGTACGTCCTGACGCACGACGACATGAAGGGGATCCTGGAGACGGCCCGGAAGGGTGGCTCACTCAAGCACGCGGTCGAGAGCTTCGCTCTGGCGCACGGGATCACCAACCTGGACACCCTGTTCCCGGACGCGAAGGCCAGTGACGGCACTCCGCAGTGGATCAAGCGTCGTACCGAGTGGGTCGCCGGCGTCCTCAACGGTGTGCACCGTTCCCCGTTCTCCCGGGTGAAGACCCTGTGGGCGGACATCACCTACGATGAGGCTCGTGCCAAGGGCTACGTCACGGGGAACTTCAAGAAGGAGGAGTTCTTCGCTCTCTCCAGCCGCGTCACCACGCCGACCACGGTCTACAAGAAGCAGAAGCTGGACCGTGACGACATCGTCGACATCGACTTCGACGTCGTGCCGTGGATGAAGGGCGAGATGCGGCTGATGCTCGAGG